TTTACACTATCATCCGGAAAAGAGGTCGAGGAGAGCCTGCCGCTGACAGCGGAATTTTTTTTTCCCGGGAGTTGAGTATCGTCAAATCTATAAAAGAGAGGTTTTCGAACTTACTTACCATGGCGGTGGAGGCTTTTCATGGTCTGAAGTCATGGATATGCCGGTCAACGAACGCCGTCTCAATATCAGGTTTATCAACGAGCATCTAGAAAAGCTCCAAGAAATACAGAACGAGCGCCAGACCGTTACTGCCGATAAACCTTTGATTTCTAAGCCAGATATCAAATCTAAGGTAGAACCTCCTACTTATGTCTCGAAGGTAAAAAAGAGGTAAATAGCTATTTATTTAGAGAATAGTACAGTATGGCCGATAGAATGACAAAAAAAGAAAGAGAAGAGCAAGAAGCTCTTGCTAGGAGCCAGGTAGGTGCAATAAGGGAAGAAGATCTTAGCCTTATGAACCAGTATCTTGCTATGTCTTTGAAGATTAGAAAGGCTAAGCAAGAAGAGTTAGGATTACAAAAAGAAATCAAAGAATTAGGGAGAAAGGCCGTTATTGATGCAAACAAGTACAGTAAGGTTACTACAGAGGTTAAGAAGTTAGAAGAAGAATTAGCAGAAAGAAAAAAAGCTAATTCTACTACAGCAAATAAAAACCTAATTAAACAGATCGAAAGAGAATTGGGTGCTGAAAGAAAGAAGCAAGCAGCTCTTCAACGTACCGCAGGCGGACAGTTAAGAGCTATGGAAATGGAGGCAAAGAAAAAGAAAGATGCTCTTATTACTGAAAAGAAGTTGATTGCAGACATAAATAAAGAAAGAGGAGTTGGCGGTAGACTTGCAAATCTCTTTAGAACAAAAGAAGAAAGACAGCGACAAATCGATATTGCTCGAGCTAGAGCAGGCGGAGGAGCAAATATACCGCCTGGTGGAGGCGGAACCACAGCAGGCGCAGCAGGCGCAGGCGGAGGCGGTGGAGGTAAAGGCGCAGCAGCCGGAATATTAGGGGTACTGGGAATAGCTGGACTCGTAGCTGGTATTAAAGCAGGGTTAGATAAGTTATCTGCCCCTTTTAAAGCTATAGGAGGATTAATAAAGAGTAGTGTTGCAGCTCCATTAGCTCACAGCAAAATCCCTATCATAGGAGGTCTACTTGGTGGATTAGTCGGTATACTTAAAGGGGTTGTTGATCTAGTATTAGGTATCGATCAAGGATTAACTAATTTTGCCCGTAATGTAGGTATCTCAAAAGATAGAGCTAAAGGAGTAAAAGAAGAGTTTAGAGCTATAGCTAAGGCTAGCGATAATATAGTAGTTAACGAGACTAGATTGATGGAGTCTCAAGCTGAACTCACAAAAGCACTCGGTGTCAGAAGTCAGTTTACTAGCAGTATTCTCGAGAATAATATCAAGCTAAAAGAGATTGCAGGCCTTGAACTAGAAACGAGAAAAGCTATAGCACAAACTAGTGTTACGACGGGCAGAAACGCTGAAAAGCTTACAAAGAGTATTTTAGCTCAATCCAAAGCATTTGAATTCGAGACTGGTGTTGCATTTGAATTCAGAGAGGTACTGACTCAAGCCAGTAAACAAGCCGGCGTTCTTGGACTGACCTTTACAAAATACCCTGAAAAGCTTGCTAAGTCTTTGATGATAACTAAAGCAATGGGCTACGAGATGAAACAGCTCGACGGAATCGCTAGTAGTTTCCTAGACTTTGAAGGTAGTATTAGTAAAGAGATGGAAGCTCAAGTATTAACCGGCAAGGAGCTTAATCTTACTAGAGCTCGTGAAGCAGCTCTTAATAACGATCTCGTAACTCTTGCAAAAGATTGTTACCGGGCTTATAAACAGATTAGCTGGAGCCGTTCAAATGATAGGGGATATTGTAGCAAGTATATTGGATCTCATAGGTAACGTAGCCGGGTTCTTTGGCGGTAATGCAAATAAGTTCAAAGGTCTTGCAAGCTCTGTAAGAGCAGGTACTGCAGGATTTGCAGGAGGATTGAGAGGCGCTGCCAACACCATAGGCGGAATGAACTTTGGCGAAGCTGCTCCTTCTATCGGTACAACTGTAGAGCAAGGTACTAAACAACAAAATGTAAACGTAGGCGGTGCTACTAAAGTAACAGGAAAAGAAACAGGTAGTGTAAATGGAACTCGTAATACAGGGGACGTTTATTTAGACGGTCAGAAAGTAGGTTACATTATACTAGGAAATAATGCTAACCAGTTATACGGACTAGATAAAGCATAAAATATGGACTTACTAGATCAAATCGAGCAATCCCAGCTAAGCAAACAAGGCAGAACAAATCCTTCGGGTATTTTTGAAGGAGTGCCTTCTAATGTTACTGCAACAATAAGAGGCGGGTCTGTACCTAGAGCATCATCTATAGTTCCAGTATCTGAAAACCCAATTGATGTTACGTATGGTGCAAAACCTCAACCAACTTATTTAGATTTTATTAAATCAAGCACAGGACGTTAACATGCCTCTAATTAATTTCAGAACAGATTTAACTAGTCTTCGCTTTGGCGGAGATAGACCTGGTGGCGGCAGTAGTAATCAACCCTACATGCAATTCCCTATCGACAACGAACAGGCACCGTCAGGAATTAGAGGTTATTATGAAATTAATAGAACTGCTTTAGACTTTCCTGTACGTGGAGGTGCGATAACTCAATTACTAACTGCCGGTTCTAGTATTGTATCGGCAACCTTAGATAGAGAGAGAATACAAAAGTTTTTCAAAGATGCCCCTAGAGGGACTGCTTTTATCGAAAAACAGCTCGGATTACAACTTACAAATCCGAGAATACAGGTACCTAATGCACTGACTTTCGCAGGTCCAAGCCTAGGTAATACTTTTTTACCCGTAACCAACGTATATAATCCCCTTAATACTCTCGCCCAGGTACAATTTCAGGGTACAGGAGCACATTTTAACAGGCATGGTGTTGGTCCTACCATTTACGAGAGACCGCAACAGACTTACGCCTACATTGTAGGTGCACCTCAAAATAATACGCAAGCAACAAATAGACTTTCGATATTAAGAGCTTTAAAGCTTATTGGGTCTACCGACTTTATTACTAATCCTGATATAGTAGGAGGTACAGGAATTGATCCTACGCTAGTAGATAGGTTGGGAATATCTCCTGTACAGAATCAGTTATTCAATTATTTAGGAGGGCCTGGTTCCGTATACGGGATCGGTTTTACTAGAATATCTAGATATACTGATACCAATATAACTAAGATAAGTGAGACAAGACCTGACCCTAAATTTACTGTTGAAGGTAAACCTGGAGTAGCTTATTCTACTATTGCATTAACATACCAGCAGATTGCTAGTCAAGGTACTGATACGCGTACACCTATCGATCAACCGATTAGAGATTTTAGAAATTTATTACCTGCTGGAACTCCAAGATCTAACTACAGCGATTTGAATATTGCAAACCCTTTTAACGGTACTGGCGGTTTAGGTATAGGTAATCCAGGAGCGGCTAGAGTAAGAGCTAGATACATTGACACTACTAATAACGGACAAGATTCGTTAAATATGCTAAACCTTTTAGCAAAAGGAGTAGAGAATCCTAATCAGTTTTTTTATAATCCTTACCAGAAGGACCCGTGGGAGGTTGCAGGCAATGAATCAAAGGATATAATCAAGTTTGCTTTCGAGTGCATAGATAACGATAATTTAAACTTTTCTACAGCACTTATTTTTAGAGCTTTCTTAGAGGGTCAAATTTCCGATAGTAATAGCGCAGAATATAATACTTTTAAGTATTTAGGTAGAGGGGAGACTTTTAGGACCTATCAAGGATTTGATAGAACGATTGGATTCACATTCAAGGCTTTTGTTCAAAGCAGGCAAGAAATGTTACCAATGTACACTAAGATAAATCAATTAATATCACAGGTATATCCAGACTATTCTCCCAATTATAATTTAATGCGGGGTAATGTTGTAAAATTAACTATCGGTGATTATCTTTATAGAATGCCTGGTTTCCTTGAAAACGTAAACGTAACTATTGATAACAATACTACCCCATGGGAAATATTACTAAATCAATTCGGTGCCGAAGATGATGTAAGACAGCTTCCACACATGGTAACAATACAGTGTTCATTCAAACCAATAATGGACATACTACCTAGAAAGGTTAATAAAGAAAATCCTTTTGTGCCGTTGATTGCAAATAAAGATCGTTTCATTGATCCAACTGCAACAACACCTGCAGATAGACGAACTCTCGTTTCTACAAATAATTCGAATTCTACTGGTCTTGCTACAGGTGTACAGAATGCTAACCAGGGACAGACAACACCCCTTCCCGCCTCACAAGTTCAACCTAGGAGAGGCGGTTTAGGCGGCTTAGGTGTAGAAGATTTCAATCTAAGTAACTCAGTATTAATTGGAGGATAATGCAATCGAGATATCAAAACATACCAGTAACTAAGTTAGATGTAACCGGAAGCGCTTACTATCAAACTAACGTATATCCGACAATACAGCCAACCGATAGTGATTACTATGTTATTACAACTGTAAACGACAGGCTAGACTTAATTGCTTTTGACTTTTATCAAGATTCAAGTCTTTGGTGGATCATTGCTTCCGCAAATGCATTACCAGGAGATTCAATCTACCCGCCTATAGGTGTTCAGCTGAGAATTCCTACCAACATTCAGACCGTACTAAATAATTATAACTTAGTAAATAATGGCTATTAAGTTATCAAATGTTATTGGTGCCCCGTTTAGTGACGACGTACTAAGACAGATAGCAATCAGAGCACGTCGTAATAGTACTTTAAGTAGGTCTGGGGAAGATGTTTTATTTCTAGCCAATAAAACAGCATGGGCACGTCTTACTTCGTCTGTTAATATAGTTACCTTGACAGAGAATGACAGAACTTCTTTTTTCTCTAGATTGAATCTAAGTCCTGGTGAATATCCTACCCCTGATTCATTAGCCCGAAATTGGATACTAGAGGCAGGAACATCAATACAAAATGGTAACGGTATTACGATAAGACAAGGAATAGGAGCAAACGGAGCATACGGCCTCGGAGGTACAGACGAGTTAGGATACAGACCTATGCCCGGTTTAGTATCGGTGCAAATCGAAACTACTGGACGTTTAGGATCCCTCAGGCAAGCGACTATAAACTTTAAGGTCTGGAATATGAACCAGCTTAATATTATTGAAGCTTTATATTTCCGCCTAGGCTACTCTATGCTACTTGAGTGGGGACATACTCAATACTTCTCTAATAAGGATTCTAACAACAACGATATTCCAGGCGGTATTTTCGTTTCAAACGGCATTTACGGAATCGATAACCCTTTCAGTTCGGGTAGAACAAAAGAAATAATTCAGCAAGATATCGCTAGAAAAGTAAGAAAGACTTCTGGAAACTACGATGGAATGCTTGGTATTGTTTCTAATTTTAACTGGTCTTTCAATCAAGAAGGAGGTTACGACTGTAATATAAGGTTAATAGGTCTTGGAGCTATAATGGATTCATTGAGAATAAACCAAGCTTATACCTTACCGCAAGGAGAAATTAAAAAATTCAAAGAAAATCAGAGTGCATTAGAAAGGTTAGCGCAAAGTAATTTAGCAGCGCAAACTCAAGCTGAGGCAGGCGGTACTGAACAATTTAATTTAGAACCGTTACCTAAAAATCCTGCTGAACTTTTTGCATTAGTAGCAAAGTATAAAGGTCCTCAAAACCTCACTTATCAGCAATTCATTCAAGATTATTTAGCTATAGGAATAGATAATTTTCAGACCGGTAAATATTTTGATACGCAATATGTAATTTTTGATCAATCAAGAACTAATCAAGACTTACAAACTTTAGAAGCAGTTAATCAAAAATTTGGAGGTTTATGGGTACCAAGAGGAAACGTATACTACAATTTAAATCCTGCAACTTCTACGTCAGTAACCTTAAATGTAAAGAGTAAAAACGGGAGTTCGATTACAAGTTTCGTAGACGAGTATTTCAGACTTAATCCAAATCAATTAACAGAAGCATATAAGGAAGGAGCCGTATCGTACGAACTAACGGACAAGTACAGACCGTCCCGTTAGACAGTATTCTCATCAGTACTGAAGCATCTCGTGTGGGCGGTAATGATAAAGTAGAAAACCAAGGAGATTTAATACTAAGATACAGTATTAGATTAGGTGCTCCTGCAAATAGAGACAAAGAAATTTATTTTAATTTACAAGGCGTAGTTGATAGCCCGGACGTAAATCGTCCGGTAACTAGAAAAATCGCAATCGAAGCCTTAGATAAATGGATAACCAGTGACGGTACAGCTACAGTATCAGAAGTTGAAGCCCCAGAAAGCGAGTTAGTGACGATAAAAGGTAGTTTTCAAACACCAGTAACAGTACAAAATACTACTAAAATAATCAACTGGTACTTTGAAACTAATAACCCCGGGTTTATATTATCTTCTGCTGAAGCTCAAACACCTCAGCCTGTTATCACCCAGGTTACACAAGAGGCTAACACAGGTGATAATAACGGACAGCTAAATCAACCTGACACTCAACAGATCGATTCTGCAGAGAGTTTTCAATCTGCACTGCACGCTATGTTAGCGATTGTACAAGTAGAAAGCCAGATTGAAGCAAAGAATGAATCGTTAAATAAACCTGTAATTCGAGTAGATATTACAAAAATAACTAACGACTTTTATAAAGGAGGTATTTTTGAAAAAGTACTTCTCACTACACAGAGTAATCAGATACAGAGTAATCAATTTGATATAACTCAGTACGCACTAAGAGGCTTCAATAGCGATTTTATCGCATACCCTGATGATAAGATCAATAACGGAACATCAGCTCAATCAACAATAGCCGCAAATGTTCCTGTTGTAAATTTTGCAGATCTCTGTAAAGCTTATGTTGTAAGATATCCGAAAGTTCGTCCCGACGGGTCACTTGATACCGTCCATATTCCGGTGTATATAACGTTTGGATATTTGCTCGCGTTCCTCAACAATATGTGCCTTATTTACGATTCAAAGCAAAAGACTGATTCCTTGCAGGAGTCGGTAGGCACTGAAAAACGTCCTTATGTTTACTTAGATTTTAATCCTGAAACTAATTTCTGTTTGAGCTCACCTCAGCAGCTAACTGTGGATCCTTACACTTGTTTAATTCCCTTTAATTCTACAAGTACCGAGTATAGAGAACTTTTTGCAGAAGGAATAAAGACTGATAATTTTTTTAATCCAGAGAATCAAAACCGGGTTAGTGCTGCATTAAATAATTTTGGTTTATCTTATAAGTCAATCACCAACGTTTATCAAGGAAAGATAATGAATGTTCTCTTGAATATTGATTATTTATTAGGGCTAATTAAACAGTATGCAGGTGCAGATAAAGAACATGCTGTTAATTTACAGCCGTTTTTAGAAAGAATAACTGTAGATATAAACAAGTCTCTTGGTAATATAAACTCATTAAGGGTCGCTTATAGAGACGATGCAAATACGATACAGATAATCGATGATCAGTGGGTACCTAATTTAGACGAAGAGAAATCACTAATAGATAGACCTAAATATCTAGATAGTCTAAACCAATCAAAAGATCCGATTTTATCCGGACAGCTGCCAGTGTTCGAAGCCCCGAGTCTCGGATTAGATCAACCAAACGGAACTTTTAGTATAGCTAGAGAATTTCAATTTAAAACTACACTGTCTACTAAACTAGCAAGTACTATTGCTATTTCTGCTCAAGCTGCTACCGGTTCTGTAAACGCTACAGACCATTCTTCTTACAGTTGGCTTAATAAAAATTATCAAGACAGGTATAAACCTTACGTACAGGATCCTCCAAACAAGAACAAAGGTACAAATAGTAACACAGCCGGAAACGTAGGTAATGTTAACGAGACATCTAACGATCAAAAAGCAGCAGATACTTTTAACACCCATGTGGCGAGTATATATTCAAATCTTCAATTAACTGAAGAGAGGATCGATATGGCCAAGAATTACTACATAGAGAGAATGTCAAAAGTAAAGTCTACGAGTAGTACAACTACAGCAGCCCCTTTCATCCCAGCCGATCTAGAAATAACTATCGACGGTATCAGCGGTATAATAATGACTAATGCGTTTACCATCCCCGAAAGTAGATTACCATTGTCGTTAAGAGCGGAAGACGGGTATACAAAGGTGGGTTTTATTATAACCGGGTTATCACATACTGTCGAAAATAATCAGTGGCTGACTAGGATTAAGGGGCAAATGATAAAACTAAGAGAGGATTCACTATTAAGAAATCGAATATTTACTTTCAATAGAAATCAGAGCGAATTTGCACCCCCAGCCGGTACAGCTGCATCTACTACTATCACAAATACACCTTGGAGTGCTGCATTTATTAGTTACGTCATGCGCCAGGCCGGAGTGTCATTTCCTTCGAATGCAAGTCATGCTGGATATGCGCAATCGTTGAGAACTAATAGCAGGGGATTCGAGATCTTAGATCCTGCTAGAACACAAGTTAAGGTAGGGGATATAGTAGTAAAGAATAGAAGAAATACTCAAGGAGTTTCAAATACCTTAACTTTCAACACTAATCCCTGGGACGGAGCAACTCACGGTGATATTGTAGTAAGTGTAAATAATAATATTATAGCAGCTATAGGAGGCAACGTAAGTAGTACGGTATTCAAATCTAACATTCCCTTAACGAACGGACTATTAGCCACAGGTACAAGTGCTGCTCCAAACTTTTTCGTTATTTTGAGACCTCCTGCTAGCTTCGTACAGGCAATAGTAGATGTAGCTAATAGAGAGTACGAATTATGGACATCGCAAAGATGGGTTGAGTCGACAGTTGCTGCGATTCCAACTTTGCGGCTTTACTACAATACTGTTAATATATTCATATAAGTATGGCATTGAGATACTATCCATCAGCAGCTATAAACGAGAATAAGTACACTTCTGGTAATGAATACTTATTGCCTGATAAAAAACCCTACACCGGAAGATACTATACAATTTATGACGGAAGCTCGTTTACCGGAGTCAACCCTGTATTAGGCACAAACATCCCTTTAACTCCTGTAGTAGAAAGAGAGTCTACAGATGCTTCCTTATTAATTTCAGGACGCCCCCTGTTACCCGGGCAAGTCCCTAGTATAGTTGAACCTTACGCGTTATCAAGAGTACAAAACAGCCAAGGAGGAAGATTAAGGCTAACAGAGTTAGTCCCCTTCTTCCCTTCTCCGACAGAAGAAGATTATGCTAGAGGTTACTTCACTAGATACTTTGCAAAAACTGTCAGTGGACCGGGGTATGTATTTGAAATATCAAAAATAGATTGGACTAAGATCCAGAATGGAGATATCGAAGTGGAAAATATTTTGGGCTATGAGAGTATAGATATGCTATGGCAACTAACAGGTCCTTTAAACGATACGAGAATTTCTCAATATCAGATTAAAGGCGGTGTAGCAACTACTAACAAACGTGTCACAGAAAGTAAAAGTAGAGTGTTTACGGGATTGCTAGAATTTATCGGAGGCGATTATATTAAGTTTGCAAGGATCACTCCTTAGAGTTGGTTGAACCTGTAGAATGTCTTATTTTAAATAAAGGTTATAAATAAATGTTATGTATTACATAGTTGAGACTAAAGAACAGCTTGCAAAGTTACCTAAAACGGATAAATGCTTTGTTGATTTAGTTGCACTTTCCGAAGAATCACATCCTCTTCTTACTGTCCCTTCCGCACTCTATTACAACGACTTCGAAAAAGGGTATATTATACCAATTAATCACTCAGAAGGATTTTCTCTAAGTCTAGACGATATACAGAATTTTCTGTTTGAGATCGACAAAGTTTACCTGCTAGATAAAAAATGGCATTCCTACTTTCTCTATTTGCCGCAAGCCGTAGACCTATACTTCAATATTCTAGATAAAGATGGAGAAATCAAAGATATTCAATGCTACACACCTGTTCATCTAGACTTCTATAATAAGTTCAAGTACTCAGAAGAAGTAAATACTCTAATACCAATATCTAAGCATTACGAAAAGTGTGAATGTATGTTTAACGCGGTAAAAGACTATGCCGGAAGGGAAAGTAATGTAGAATGGCAAAATGAGTATATAAAAGCGTATAAATGGGTAGAAGAACAGGGTCTGACTGTAAATGAAAGGGTTTTCGATAAGTTTTTTGAGCCTACATGGAAGGCTAGATCTGTGAAAGATAACCGAATCTACACAAGCTATAACCTTTACAACATAACCTCTAGGCCTACCAATGCATTTAATGGAATTAACTTTTTAGCCTTCAATAAAGAGAACGGATCTAAGACGGCTTTTGTACCTCAAAACGATGTTCTTGTAGAGTTTGATTTTGATGGGTACCATTTGAGATTGATTGCAAATATGTTAAACGTATCCCTACCTTCTGATGAATCTATTCACGTTATTTTAGGTAGACAGTATTTTGGAAAGGAAGAATTAAGTTCGGAAGAATATCAAGAATCTAAAAAAATAACTTTCCGGCAGCTCTACAACGGGATTGAAGAAAAATATAAGCATATAGAATTATTTGATAAGGTTAACTGGCTACTCGAGGCAGGATGGGCTGAATATAAAAGGAAAGGCTTTCTTGAATTACCAAACAAGCGAAAAATAAAGATAGAAAACGCCAATCCGCAGAAGCTTTTTAATTACTATGTTCAATGTCTAGAGACCGTAAACAATGTAAAAAAGTTAATTGATTTACGCGAGTTATTTAAAGGGAAAAAGAGTAAAGTCATCCTGGTAGTATACGATTCAATTCTTATTGATTATTCAACTGAAGACGGAAAAGGATTTTTAAAGCAGATCAAAGATGTTTTGGAAAAGGACAGATATAGGGTGAAAGCACAAAAAGGCGATAACTACAACTTTTAGAAGAAATTATAGATATTTATTATGGCATACATTGAACTAACGCAAGACCAATTGAAGAATAAGTTATTTTGCACATTTTCTCCTAAAGACCGGCTGGATGACACCCTTAACTTGATACAGGGGGAATACTCTATCATGTACGGTAAGATTTTTGTGTTAGAGTCAATCGATTCAGAAGAGCTTCTCTGTACTTATAATATTGAGATTGAAGGTAGTACTACAAGAGTATTACCGAATACCATCCTACTACATAGAAAAAAAGAGACAAACACTCTTTACACTATTAATAGCCTTAATCTGCTTATTAAAACACTTAATGAAGGAGTTCTCGATACTTCCTTCCGGATTAATTGGCACGATTACAAGAACACAGTCCTCCTCTCGCAAGGAGATGAGCTTAAGAAGCTTTCCACAAAAATTCACAAAATAGTCAACATATAAGTTGATAATTTGTAAATTACTCCTTACATTCTTTTATTAACGTAATTTTTAAACTAAAAACTATAAGTTATGGGTATGGATTTAGGCGCAATCAAGTCTAAACTAAGTGCCTTGCAAAGCCAAAAGCAAGGCGGTCAAAAGAGAGATATGTCTCTCATTCTCTGGAAACCTACAGTAGGTAAGCATTCTGTGCGTATTGTACCTGCGTTGTGGGACAAGGCAAATCCTTTTAAGGAGATTTTAGTTCACTACGGTATCGGTAACCGTACTATGATTTCTCTCGTTAATTTCGGGGAGAAAGATCCAATCGTTGAGTTCGCCAAGCAGCTTGCATCAAGCGGGGACAAGGAAAATTGGATGATGTCTCGTAAGCTCGAACCAAAAATGCGCGTTTTCACACCTGTGATTGTTCGCGGGGAAGAAGAGAAGGGTGTTCGCCTTTGGGAATTCGGTAAGCAGATTTACGCTGAACTTTTAAGTCTTGCTGATGATCCGGATATCGGAGATTATACCGATGTTATTCAGGGTCGCGATATCACTATCGAAACTACTGGACCTGAAACTAACGGTACTTCCTTTAATCAATCCAAGGTACGTGTTCGTACCAAAACTACTCCTTTGTCCGAAGATGCAGCCGAGGTACAAAAGTGGTTAAATAATCAACCAGATGTATTTTCTATCTTTAAGAAGTACCCTTACGACGAAATGAAAGAAGCACTTCTTGGCTGGTTGAATCCAGAAGAGACTACTGACGAGCCTGCTCCTGCTACACCTAAACAAGAAGCTGCACCAGTTGAAAAGCCTGCTTCTCTTTCCCTAAATACTCCGAAGGCTAAACCAAGCATTGACGAGGAATTTGATGACCTATTTAAGTAATTAATTTATGGCTAAACTAGCTAAAGCCTCGTTAAACGAAAGTGTAGCGGGAGCTGTCAAGGGTACTTTTAACTTAGAGAAGTTTATTCAATCAAAAAACCTCTCAAGTACTTCGATAAAAATGAAAGAGCAGACTTGGATTCCTTTATCTAAGGCCTTTCAAGATTGCCTATCTATTCCAGGCATTCCAGTAGGACATATCACGCTACTTCGCGGACATTCTGATACCGGTAAGACTACTGCTCTCCTCGAGGCTGCAGTTAGCGCACAGAAGATCGGTTTTTTACCTGTATTCATTATTACTGAGATGAAGTGGAATTGGGAACACGCCAAGCAAATGGGACTCGTGTTCGAAGAAGTACCTAACGAAGAAGGCGAGGTTGCTGACTACAAAGGATTTTTTATCTATGTAGATAGAGAAAGACTTAATACTATTGAGGATGTAGCAGCATTTATCGCCGATCTTCTCGACGAACAGAAAAAAGGTAATCTTCCCTACAACCTATTATTCCTTTGGGATTCTGTAGGATCTATTCCTTGCCGTCTATCTGTTGAGTCAAACAAGAACAATAACGAGTGGAACGCAGGCGCAATGTCTCAACAGTTTGGTAACTTTATCAACCAGAAGATTGTTTTGTCCCGTAAGCAAAGTCAACCTTATACTAATACTATGCTTGCTGTAAATAAAATCTGGGTAGCTAAAGCAGAGAACATTATGGCCCAGCCTAAGATGAAGAACAAGGGCGGTGATACTATGTACTTCGATGCTTCCTTAATTATTACTTTCGGAAATGTAACTAATTCCGGAACTAATAAGATTAAAGCAACTAAGAATGGAAAGGATGTAGAGTTTGCAAAGCGTACTAAGGTTAGCTGCGATAAGAATCACGTTAACGATGTTACATCGACCGGACGGGTTATTATGACTGCACACGGGTTTATCGATGATACTAAGCAAGCAATCGATGCTTATAAGAAACAATACTCTAAAGACTGGTTAAAAACTCTCGGCTCAGTCGATTTTGATGTAGTAATTGAAACCGATGAAGACAACAAAGATGTATTTGATCCTACCGAGGAATAGTATATCTTTAAGAGTATGACGAGAATTAACATAGGTATTCCACCTAAGGAGTTAACTAATAAGCATTTAATTGCTGAACATAGAGAGTTAAAGCGCATACCAAACGTTGTAGCAAAGGGTAAATATAATCTCAAGAGCGTTCCTCAAGAGTTTACCCTGGGTAAAGGTCATGTATCATTTTTTTACGACAAGCTAGGATATTTAAAAGAGAGATACATTGACCTCTACAACGAATGTATATTTAGGGGATTTCAAGTACAGAGTTATTTAGCGTCATGGGACGGTGTACCGCAAGAGTTAATGAATAGTTATACTCCAACAGATAAGGATATTTGTATAATCCGTGAAAGGATAGCTGAAAGATTGGCTAATCCGATTGCAAAACAAAAAAAGAATGGATTACAGAAAGATGTTCGAGCAGATGGAGAAACAAGAGCCGGTAGACTTACATAAGAATAGTAGAGTTTTAATTGTCGATTCGCTAAATACCTTCTTACGCAGTTTTACAGCAATTAGTCACATAAATCCAAGCGGGGCGCACATTGGAGGTCTAGGCGGCTTTCTTAAATCTATAGGAGCAGCTATAAGACAGTTACAGCCTACTAGGGTTATTCTAGTCTTTGACGGCCAAGGAGGATCTACAAATAAAAGATACCTCTACCCCGAGTATAAAGCAAATCGGCATATAACTAAAATCTCAAACTGGGATGCATTCGACAACCAAGAAGAAGAATCTGAATCAATAACTGCACAAATTGTACGTCTAGTTGATTATCTCAAGTGTCTCCCTGTTGATTTAGTTATTATAGATAAAATAGAAGCCGACGACGTTATAGGGTATCTTGCAGGGCAATTTACCGAGAAGGTATTTGTATTATCAACCGATCAAGACTATTTACAGCTTGTTAACGACAACGTTTTCGTTTTTTCTCCAATCAAGAAAATCATTTACGATCCCGCAACAGTTATCGAGGAGTACGGAATACCTGCCCATAATTTTCTAACCCATAAAGTTATAGTAGGTGATAAGGGAGATAACGTACCTGGTGTTAGAGGTATTGCAGCTAAAACCTTAATCAAATTATTTCCTGCTATTACGTCGAGTGAGGAATTTACTTTAGAGAAACTACTAAATGAATGCGTAGGGAAGGATAAAAAGTATGCCGATGTTTATAATTTTCGCAATCAGTTAGAGATCAATAGGAAATTAATGGATATTCAAAATCCAAACATTCCTGAAACGGATAAAGAGGTATTAAATCATATTATAGCCAATCACAATAACGAGTTTAATCCTGAGAGCTTCGTTAAGCTATACAACGAAGACCAGTTAGGTAAGACAATGCCAAGTCCACATTTATGGTTGAGTGAAATATTTTCAAAATTAGCTAAGTTCGAGTTGAAAAAATAAAGAAAGGTTCTTATATTATCATATGGGAGTATTAAATCAGTTACAGCAGTATGGAGTAAGCTTTCAAATAAAAGTTTTATCAAGCCTACTTAAGCATAGAGAATTTTTACAAAGTATTTATGATATACTAGAAGAAGATTACTTTGATAATCCAGCACATAAATGGATTGTTGAAGAGATACTGAAGTACCACTACAAATACCATACTACACCTACCCTCGACGTACTCCAAGTAGAGGTGAAGAAAATTGAAAACGAGGTATTAAAAGTATCGGTAATTGAGCAGTTAAAAGAAGCCTATAAAGCATCTAACGAAGATAGAGACTTTGTTGAGCAGGAGTTTTCTAACTTCTGTAAAAATCAGCAATTAAAGAAAGCGTTACTATCTTCTGTCGAGCTACTTGAAAAAGGTCAGTACGATGATATTCGTTACCTAATTGATACTGCACTAAAAGCAGGCCAAGATAAAAATATCGGTCACGAGTATGAAAAGGATGCCGAGACTCGTTATAGAATGGAAGAAAGAGCTCCACAGCCTACACCTTGGGAACATATTAACGAACTACTGCAAGGAGGTTTAGGTTCAGGTGATTTAGGTATTATCTTCGGGAATCCAGGCGGCGGTAAGAGCTGGATGCTCGTTGCATTAGGTGCAATGATTGTATCAGGCGGCGGTACTGTAGCTCATTACACCCTTGAACTATCAGAAACGTATATGGGTAAGAGATACGATTCTATTTTTACCGGTATTAGAATTCAAGATCTAGGTAAGCATAGAAAAGAGGTAGATGAAGCAGTGAGTAAATTACCTGGTAAGCTTATTATCAAAGAATTTTCAATGGGTAAAGCATCTATATCAACTATTGAGAGTCATATACAGAAGATTACCGATCTCGGACATAGACCAGATCTTATTATTATCGACTATGTTGATCTTCTTAAATCTAAGAGAAAATCTATTGACAGAAAAGATGAGATAGATGATATTTATGTCTCCACCAAGGCCCTGGCCCGTGATCTCAAGATACCAATTTGGACTGTATCACAGGTAAATAGAGCAGGTGCAAAGGACGATGTTATCGAAGGAGATAAAGCAGCCGGATCTTACAATAAGATTATGATTGCTGACTTTGCGATGTCGTTGTCTAGAAAGAGGTTAGATAAAGTTAACGGTACTGGTAGAGCACATATTATGAAAAACCGTTATGGCGGTGATGGTATGACTTACCCTGTGAAAATCAATACCGAAAACGGTAATATTGAAATAACAGCACGCGAAATGGGTGAGGATGAATTCGTTCAAGAAGGAGCTCCGATACCCGGAAAGCCGGTAACTGGTTTCAGTGCAGAAGAGAAAAATTTTCTACAACAAAGGTTTTTTGAATTAGGGAAATAAGCTATTTATTACTACAAAAGTTATCAGATATGAGCATAGCGGAATTATACGTCGAAAAAAGAACTCCATTTGCACCTCCGGTGAATCAATCTACTTACGAGCAGTTCGTATTTAATATGGAGAGCAATGGTACTAACGACCTAGTTGAAAGAGACATGGTTGACCCTACTTTCCGCCCCCCGCAAGCTTCAGATAGCTATCTAGCCCAAAAATTCCAAAGCGGGCTAAATTCGAATTTAAGCCAGTAATTGAGTAATTTGTTATGATCTCAACGGCATCGTAAGATCGCCGAACAAAAAACCTATCTTTAAACTATTAAAAAACATTAAGAGACATGGACATCTCCCAGAGCATCCTAAGTGATATTACAGTGTATATGAAATACGCAAAATTCAACCCAGACTTAAATAGAAGAGAATCTTGGGATGAGTTAGTTGATAGAAATAAAGAAATGCACATAAAGAAATTCCCTCATTTAAAAGATGAGATTGAGGATGCTTATACGTTTGTCTATGATAAAAAAGCTTTACCTTCTATGCGTTCTATGCAGTTTGCCGGTAAGCCCATTGAGATTAGTCCTAACCGTATATATAATTGCGCTTACTTACCTATAGACGATTGGAGAGCTTTCGGTGAGACTATGTTCTTGTTACTTGGAGGAACTGGGGTAGGTTATTCAGTGCAGAAACACCACGTTGATCAATTACCTGAAATCAGAAAACCTGATCCAAAGAAAAATCGTCGTTTTCTCATCGGGGATAGTATTGAAGGATGGGCCGATGCGGTAAAGGTACTCGTACGCTCTTATTTTGAAGGAGGATCCACTCCAGTATTTGATTTTTCAGATATTCGTCCTAAAGGTGCTCAACTAATTACTTCAGGCGGTAAAGCACCCGGCCCCCAGCCCCTTAAGGAGTGTTTACTAAAGATTCAAGGAGTATTAGATAGTAAGGAAAACAACGATAAATTAAAACCAATTGAGGTTCACGACATTGTATGTCATATTGCAGATGCAGTATTAACCGGAGGTATTCGTAGGGCTGCTTTAATTAGCCTATTTAGCGCCGATGACGAAGATATGATTGCTGCTAAGTCGGGTCCATGGTGGGAACGTAATCCTCAAAGAGGTAGAGCTAATAACTCTGCCGTTCTACTTCGCAGCAAGGCAACAGAGGAGTTCTTTATGAATCTCTGGGAGAAAATTAAAGCATCAGGTGCAGGCGAACCAGGTATCTATTTCAATAATGATAAAGACTGGGGAACTAATCCATGCTGTGAAATCGCATTACGTCCTTATCAGTTCTGTAACCTGTGCGAGGTAAACGTATCAGACGTTGACGATCAAGAAGACTTAAATCAAAGAGTTAAGGCAGCTACATTTATCGGTACCTTGCAAGCATCGTATACCAACTTCCACTACCTACGCCCTGTATGGCAACGTACTACCGAAAAGGATGCCTTAATCGGCGTGGGTATGACAGGTATCGGATCAGGTGCAGCTCAAAAACTAGATCTCAAGCAAGCAGCCCAAATTGTGAAGGAGGAGAATGAAAGAGTAGCTAAGCTAATCGGTATTAATCCTGCAGCAAGATGTACTACTATTAAACCATCTGGTACTTCATCTCTGACTTTAGGTACATCAAGCGGTATTCATGCATGGCATAACGATTATTACATCCGCAGAATCCGGGTAGGTAAGAACGAAGCAATCTATACTCATTTATCGATTCATCATCCTGAACTTGTTGAAGACGAATACTTCCGTCCACACGATACTGCTGTTATTTCAGTACCGCAGAAAGCACCAGAAGGATCTATTTTACGTCACGAATCTGCTTTACAGCTTCTAGAAAGAGTGAAGTTCTTTTATCAGAATTGGATCAAACCTGGACATAGAACAGGTCAAAACACTCACAATATATCAGCTACAGTTTCTATTAAAGATGCAGAATGGGAAGAAGTAGGTAAGTGGATGTGGGAAAATCGTAAGTTCTACAACGGACTTTCTGTACTTCCTTTTTCAGAACACACCTATAAACAAGCTCCTTTTGAGGATTGTACTGAAGAGCAATATGAAGAACTCATGAAAAGTCTTACTAATGTAGACCTCTCACAAGTAGTTGAATTTGTTGATAGTACGAATTTAATGGGAGAAGTAGCTTGTGCTGGTGGAGCTTGCGAAGTAGTTTAGTTGCTTTCCATAGTTGCTGATATTTATTAACGTGAATTTACTAGATTTATTCCGGAAAAGTAGATTAAGGACTCCTACCGCAAACGGTAACAGGCCGTCCACTACTTATGAAGATAGTGTTGTAAAAGCTCGCAATGTACGATTTCCTCCAAATATATCTCCAGGAGCGAATTTTGATCAATATGTGAGATATGAAGAGACAGGTGCCGTACCAGGATCGCCAGCTCCGGTTCAAGTAACGTATTACATGGTTGCAGAGAATGATGATTTTCTAATAACTGAAAACGATAATAATTTAATAATTGATCAAGAAATTGTTTAATTAAATGGCAAACGTAAAAATATCCCAACTCCCTGCAGTCACTTCCGTAACCGGAACTGATGTATTTCCTGTAGTAGCAACCACTACAACCTCTAAATTAACTATTACAGGACTTGCAAATTCACTATCGCAAGTTACTTCCTCTATCAGTTCATCAGTAGCAGTATCTGCTTCTTATGCATTAAGCAGTTCATTCGCATTATCTGCATCTTGGGCGCCAGGTGCAGCTGCAGTAGTACTTGCAGTTTCAAGCAGTGGTTCTTCAATATATTCTGTAAATCCCGGTACATCTAATTTCGGATTAACAGAAAGTATTTTCTTAGGTACTAATGCCGGCGGCGGATCGCCTACTGCCAATTACTCTGTCTTTATAGGAAACGAAGCCGGTTCCGGATCGACAGATGGAGCTGCTTCAAATTTTATCGGATCTAGTGCAGGTAAACAAGCAACTAATATTAATAGCACTGTAGCAATCGGAATTGCAGCAGGACAGCAATCTAACTTAGCTAATGAATCTGTATACATTGGATCCTATGCAGGATATCAGACAACAGGAAATAGCTATAGTACGCTTATAGGTAAGTATGCCGGACAAAACTCAAGCGCAGATTATTCAAACTTTTTAGGATATCAAGCCGGCGAATCTACTGCTGCTAACTATTCTAACTTTTTAGGTATAAACGCCGGACAAGTAGCAACTAACGCTATTAACTCTAACTTCTTAGGCGAGAACGCTGGTCAAAGTGCAACTAATGCTAACAATTCTAACTTCCTGGGTCGGTGCAGGTCAAAACGCCAACGGGGCATTTAATTCTAACTTCTTAGGAGAAGGAGCAGGAAAGTTAGCAACTAGTGCAGGCAATTCTAACTTTTTAGGAGAGTTTGCTGGCGAAACTGCAACAAATGCTAAAAATTCAAACTTCATAGGTACCTATGCCGGCTACCAAGCAACTAATGCTAGTAGCTCTAACTTCATAGGTGAACTAGCCGGATGGCAGGCTAATCTATCTCACCAATCTAATTTTATCGGTACGACAGCTGGATATGGAGCAAACAATGCTAGCGGTTCTAACTTTATCGGAAACCAAACAGGACAGAATGCCGATAATGCATTTTATGCTAACTTCATTGGATTTAAAGCCGGATACTATGCTACAAATGCTAAGCATTCGAACTTTATAGGTACTGAAGCAGGATCTCCATCTTCAGCATATTCAACATTTATCGGTTTCCAAGGATCTTATTCTGATGTAAATAGCGCAGTATTCGCAGGAGCAATGACTACTGCAAGAGTAGGTATTAATAAAGTAAGTCCTGTTTATACTCTAGACGTAAGCGGTAGTGGTAACTATGCAAACGGATTAACAGTAACCGGCTCGTTCATGGTAACTGGAAGCTTTGTAGTACCTGCCGAAGCGACCGCTAATCCTGCAACAGGTAGTATGTATGTAAATGCCGCCGCAAACCAGTTGTGGGTATTTACAGGAAATAGTGCAACCGGATGGGTAACCGCAAGCCTAGGTATCTAAAAAAAAACAAACGGTTTTGAAAAAGAAGTATAAAGAAGGTATACACTACTATACAGAAGGAGAAAGAGTCGTATTCACGGCTCTTTTTCATTTAGAGAGAGGTCA